AGACTCTCGGAGATCCCGCAATGGGTATCTACGGGCGAGCAAGTGAAGATGCTCCTTGGACTCTCGTCGCAGGCCGCGATAACAACGGGGCTGTCGCAGCGATACTTACAGCTACCGGATATATCAGCGAAATCCCTATCTTCCCCTTGATGAAAGTGGCTGCTGTTACGACTCAGGCATCTAGCACCTTCTCTATCTGGTTCGTCGAGTAATGGACGTTGACTCCCTACTCCAAGAACTACACATTGCCTCCATCGAGCTTCTCTTGGAGCGTGTAAAGTCCGGCGAGGCTACAGCCTCAGAACTCTCAGTGGCTCGCCAGTTACTGAAAGACAACAACATTGAACAGTCGCCCCACGAAGGTAGCCCTATGACTCAACTAGCAGTCGTTATGCCCTTCAGTGACCCCGAGTCCCCTATCTCCCAAGCCCAGTAGAGGTTCTTATGCCTAGACCCCCCGATTCCCGAAAGCGTCACAAGCGCACCAAGTCCGCTAAGTCTGCCCAGTCCTTTGGTGGCATGCCGCCTCTAACACAGCAGTCAGGCACTGGCTCCACCGTTACCGACCTACCTTCTGTCAAAGCTGTCCCTTACAAAGTAAGCAAGACTCACAGCAAGAAAGGTGGGCTCGGTGGCCGTCTCGCTATCCCTACTGACAAGAAGAAGAAGAAGAAGGGTACTAGAAGTTACTAGTGGTAACCAAGAAGCCTGAGCTTCCCACGGTTGACCCGAGGCTGACAGGGGAAAACGGTTTTCTGAACTTCCTGTATGTCGCGTGGACACAGGGACTGGGGCTACCTGCCCCGACCCCCGTTCAGTATGACATTGCTAGGTACTTAGCATCCGGTCCAAGGCGAGCCTGTATCCAGGCATTCCGTGGTGTAGGGAAGTCATACATAACTTCAGCGTTCGTTGTATGGAAGTTACTGCTCGATCCCTCTTTGAACTTCCTGGTTGTCTCAGCGTCTAAGAGTCGAGCCGATGACTTCTCCACGTTCACCTTGCAGTTGATGCGGGAGTTACCATTCCTGAACCACTTGCTGCCCAGCGAGACTGGCAGAGCCTCTAAGGTGTCCTTTGATGTCGGGCCAGCCCCTGCGTCACACGCGCCCTCTGTGAAGTCCTGCGGTGTCTTCTCGTCGGCTCTGACAGGCTCCCGAGCGGACTACCTGATCGCAGATGACATTGAGTCATGGAACAACTCCCAGACTCAGAACATGCGCGAGAAGCTCTCTGAGACTATCAAGGAGTACGATGCCATCATCAAGCCGGGAGCCCAGTCGAAGATCATCTTCCTCGGGACACCTCAGACCCAAGAGTCTGTCTATAAGTGTCTAGAAGATCGCGGCTATAGCACCCGCATCTGGCCCAGCCGTATGCCCAGCCCCCGAGAGACCAAGGGTTACGGGGACTCCCTAGCACCTATGGTGAAGGACTTAGGGGAGGAAGCTGGTAAACCAACAGACCCCCTGAGGTTCGGGGACTTGGAGCTTGCAGAACGAGAGTTGTCCTATGGTCGCTCGTTGTTCGCCCTACAGTTCCAGCTAGACCAGAGCCTAGCAGACACCGACCGTTACCCGCTGAAGATCAACGACCTCCTAGTGATGGACCTTGACCCTGAGGTCTGCCCTGAGAAGCTTGTGTGGTCTAATGACCCCGAGTTCGCATGGAGAGACCTCCAGTGTGTTGGGTTCAACGGGGACCGTTACTACAGACCACTGAAGGTACTGGGGGATATGGTCCCCTACCAAGGGTCTTGCTTGGCTATTGACCCGTCCGGTAGAGGTGCTGACGAGACTTCCTACGCTGTAGTCAAGGCTTATGGAGGACAACTGTATGTCCATGAGTGCGGTGGCCTCAAGGGAGGCTATGGACCCAAGGTACTGGAGGAACTAGCGGCCATCGCTAAGAGACAGCAGGTTAACATGGTACTCAGCGAGTCAAACATGGGTGACGGTATGTTCACCTCCCTGTTGACCCCGGTTCTCAACAAGATATACCCGTGTCACATAGAAGAGGTCCGTCACCACATCCAAAAGGAACGCAGGATCTGCGATGTCCTGGAACCAGTGATGAATAGCCACAAGCTGTGCATCAGCCGCAAGGTTATAGACCATGACTTCAAGTCAACCCAAGATATGCCAGCAGATCAGGCCATCAAGTACCAGTTGATGTACCAGATGTCCCGTATTACCCGTCTACGGGGAGCCCTGAGGCATGATGACCGCCTAGATGCACTAGCTATGGCTGTCCAGTGGCATGTAGACGCTCTAACCAGAGACACAGACAGACAAATGCAAGACCACAAGGACTCTAAGCTAGACGCTGAGATGGAAAAGTTCCTGCTGGGAGCCTTAGGTAAGACCCGTAGCACGGGACATGTCTGGATGAACCTGTAGAGGCTCCTGAGAAGACCTGTAAGAGACCGAAAGATACATTTGGTCTACTGGGTCAACTTAGAGTTAACACGCAGCACAGAGGCTGCTAGACACCTTAAGGGGAGAGACCCCTTGGTGTACCCGTAAACGGGGGTAAGACGATCAGAACTAGAGGTCAAACTAGAGTTTCCATAAGTCGCTAGCCAGTAGGTCTTTACCTAAAGCGCAGACCATACGGAGGGAGGGACACTAGAGTTACTTAGAGTCATCTCTGGACATGGAATGTCTAAAGAAGAGAGGAGGGGGGCAGCAGCCCCCTCTACTAAGATACCTATAGTCAACCTATAGTTAACTTAAGATACCTAAGGTGAGGGGAGGGGGAGCTTCATCTGAGTCTAAAGATCACTCTAAGTACTCTAAGTAACCCCAAGTAACACAGGTAACCTCATGCTAGCTCTAGGACCACAGTACGATGACTCTGAGACACCGCTGGCCCCCGTGTTGATCGAATGGCTAGACATCGTTGGCGTGGACTCCGCTTGGCTGTCCAGAGATGACCTTGAGTCTCTTGAGCCGACACTGATGGTTACCGCCGGATGGGTACTCAAGGAGACCGAGGAGTTTCTGGTCATCGCAGGGACTCTGGAAGTCGGCGGGGATCTGCAAGTTGGCAATGTCAACTGCATACCGAAGTCCGTGGTGGTCTCCAGGAAACCGCTGGTTACCTTTGGTGGCTGAAGGTGACTGCTGGTAGCCGTTGGTTACTGTTGGTTACTGTTGGTTACTGTTGGTTACTGTTGGTAAAAATAGTCCAAAAATGTGAGTGGGTATCATATAGAGCGCCGCTCGAGGTCACCCCCCGTACCCCTTGTTGGCCGCTGGCTAGCCTTGTGTTTCCACGGGTGAACCACAGGCTCTCGAGGATAGCTATCGGGATACCCTAGGATGCCGATGGGCGTAGGTGGACAATCGGAAACCATAGGTGGGGGGGGGTCAAAATCAGAGCCTGGTAGATGAAGTGCGAGCTTCTCTGCTAGGCTTTTTACGGTTTGACCTAGGATACCTAAAGTCAACAATGACAGGCAGTTACCGCAAGCTCCTAAAGTAACCCCTAGAATCAGGGGCACAGGACACGCGGAATACCCGAAGATAATCCTGTGCCGCACTTCGCGGTGCATTCTCACGACCCCACAGGACACCTATGGAAATCGCACAAGGCACTAGACTGCAAGTCTACAAAAACCTTATCACGGGAACGTGGTCCGCAAAAGCTAAGATCCCGCACCCAAAGACGGGCAAGCTCGTTTGGCGTAAAGTTTGGGGTGGCTCTGCTATCGTCCTCGACAATGTCGCCGCCAAAGTTAGCGTCAAAGGCGCGGCGCGTATCCGCAGGCTATCTCGCCGAAACGTAGTCGCATGGATCGAAGGTGACTTCCGGAGCTTCGACGGCGATATAACAGGTAGTAAGCCTACTGCAATCCATTACAACCCCTATAGAAGGGATGACTTCCACAGTCTTGACGGGATCGGTTTCGACACCGCTAAGACTGCTATTTTCCCCGCAGATAGCGCAAGCTTTCTCGCGATCCTCTAAACATTCTCACGACACCTAACCCCAACTACACTATGCAACACCAAGTAACCTTCACCGTCTCGGCACCGGACGCGTCCGCACTCTTAGACGCTGTCCAAGCTGGGCTCCAAGACATCTCCGACCACCTAGAAGCCGCCACCGGATACGGACTCCAAGACATCGACGAAGTCGAACAATCGGCCATCGTGGAGGAGGTCTAGCATGACCCCCGAAACCAAAGGAAACCGCCAGTTGGCCTTACGCGCCCTCGAATCTCTTTTATTCGCCGCCGCGCTACTCCTTCCCACTTTTCTAATCTAACCTACGGTAACGGGTGCGCCGACAAGCACCCGGCACTAGCTATCGTAGCTGGCGGGGCTCCTGCAAGGATGGAGCAAGGCACCCGGCAAGGCCAACTCTCACGACACCTAACCACAAGAAACCAATGAATACTATTATCGACAGTCGGACGCTAGCTGACACACGCCGGGAGGCTCTAGAGAGCTTGGGCCGAGATTTTGACCAAGTTTGGTACGAGCCGGATTATTGGTCCGCTCTCCGCAACGAGTTCGTCGGGCTCTGCGCTTACTTGTATGCAGATATCGCATATAACCCTAAGCCCTGGGTTTCCGACGAATCCTTAGAGTTAGCTAAGAGCTGCGTGTATCATTCGGATGCGGTCTTTGGGAGCTAACCTAACGGTAACGGGGGCACCGTCAAGCTCCCGGCACTAGCTATCGTAGCTAGCGGGGCTCCTGTCTGATGGAGCGTGGCCCCCGGCAAGGCCCACTCACAACCTTAACCACAAGAAACCAATGACTACTATCATCGACGAACGTACCCCCACCGAACTCCAAACCCATCCCATCGTCTGGCTTGGCACTGATTCCTTTATGAGCGGCTGGGGGGGAGCCGAGGGCGGCGCGAGCTACGCCGGATGGGCTTGCCGCCCCGAGGATACCTATATTATCGAGCGATGGGTCCGTGCCCGTGGCGACCTATTACGAGTCCGGGAAGTTAGCCCTGGGTATCGCCCCTCGGGTGACCATTGCAGCCACTGCCATATCTACGTTGTTGGGCCTAATCACCCAGCCCTTGGAGGTGCAAAGTGAAAACCATCTCAATAACTCGTTGGAACGATGGCACATATCGGCCTCGCGTAATCTGGGAAACCGAGCTACGCGAACTGCTAGAG